ATGCGGTATTTTCAGCAAGTTCTTTTTTGGATGTTGTGCTTTCAAATCCTTACCGTACTACGGTTGATGTGTACATCACTGGAGTCCAACTAGAAGTCGGCCCAGTAGCCACACCCTTTGAGCATCGTTCATATGGGCAAGAGTTGGCTTTGTGCGAAAGATATTGTACCGTCTATAAGACAAACGGAGAAGGCCAAATACCCCATTCTTCAGCTACAGTAGATGTAGCCAATAGACCAGAGCTATTATTATTATATCCAAAGAAAAGAGCAAACCCATCTATTGCAGTGGTAAATCCTACTAATTTTAAATTATTAACTGCGGCAAATACTGCGGTTGTTGCTACTGGTTATGGTGGGACATATCTAGGAACTGGCCCTGATTCTGCTATAATGTTTTGGAATGTTTCTAGTGGAGTTGCAACTAATGCTTTAAGTGGGGTAATTCAACAATTATTAATATTTCAAAATACTGGATCAATAACGATAGATGCGGAGTTATAATATGGATCACGGAGTAACAGAAGCAAGATATGGAACTAATCAAAATCTATCTATAACAGCTACTATAAACGGTCAATCTTGGTCAGTCCCACTAGACCCAGCAAACAGGCACTACCAAGCTATCCTTGAATGGGTGGCAGATGGCAATACAATCGAGGCGGCTGAGTAGATGCCCCAGGCGTATTATGTAACACCTGACTACTGGGTTGCTGGCTACGCAGATTACGATGCCACGAATATTGTTGCCACAATCCCAACCGCATTAACTTTTACGTCAAATGCAAATGCAGTTATAAATGCCGCTGCCACAATTCCCACATCTTTGGCAATGGCATCGACAGCACAACGAGATAGAGATGCATCAGCATCAATTGCCGCAGCGTTAACATTCACGGCAAGTGCGCAAGCTATTAGAGATATGTCGGCATCAATAGCATTAGCGTTAAGCATGGTAGCGGATGTCAATCGAGTACGAAAAGCGGAATCAGATATTAGCACGGAATTAACCTTTACGGCATCCGCCGGGGCCACTAGGGTTATGAATGTTACAATCGAAACAGCTTTAGATTTCACAGCTAATGCGCGTCTTTTTTGGGAGCCAGAAATACCGTCTACCGGCACTTGGGTAGATCAAAGTAGCACAACACAAATTTGGACAGATCAAACGCCAACAAATGGAGTGTGGACGGATCAATAATTAATTGATAGAATGTACAAAATTAAGGGATTTTAGTCATGGCAGACACAACCACCACGAATTACGGATTAGTGAAACCAGAAGTCGGAGCTTCAGCAAATAGCTGGGGAGCCAAGATAAATACTGACCTGGACACTCTGGACACCCAACTAAAAGCAGTATCCGATTATAAGCTCCCGGTAGGTGCTATTATATTATGGTCTGGAGCTGTAGCGGCAATCCCTACTGGATTTATACTTTGCAACGGATCTGGCGGTTCTCCAGATTTACGTAATACATTTGTTGTTGGTGCTGGATCAACATATGCACCAGCGGATAGCGGAGGTGCTACTACTGTAACATTGGCGGAAGCAAACTTACCATCTCACACGCACGCTGTTAACATTACATCGCAAGCGACGAGCCACACTCACACCGCCACAAGCAATACAACTGGCGCGCATGATCACACCTTTGTTGTTCATGGGTCTCCGGGGTCTGACACTAACTCTTTTGATGTTGATAATCAAAATAATGGTGGCTCTGATGCACCTGCCACTAAAACTGTATCATCGGCTGGCGACCACAGCCACACAATCACTGTTGCTGCTGAATCTGCACACCAACACGTTGTATCTGGAAACACAGCTGCAACGGGAAGTGGCACAGCAGTTGATAAACTACCACCGTATTACGCTTTATGTTACATTATGAAGACTTAAAAAATGGCTCTTATCCCTTTAAATGTCCCCCCAGGATCGTTTCGAAACGGAACCGAATACCAAACAGGTGGCCGCTGGAGGGATATGTCACTGGTCAGGTTTTACAATAGCGTTTTGCAAGCTGTTGGCGGATGGCGATTAAGAATAGCAACGCAATTAACGGGTAAAGCTAGAGCCATAAAAACTTGGAGAGCCAATGACAGCTCCGGATGGATAGCCATTGGAACTGAAACAAAGCTATACGCCATAAATGCCAACGGAACGCTGTATGATATAACGCCAACAGGTTTATCTGCCGGGAGAGCTGACACCGCAGGAGCTGTTGGGTGGGGTACAGAAGATTACGGAGAGCAGGAATACGGAACTCCTCGATCTGAAGGTAATTCAGCATTAACGCTCGAAGCTACCGTATGGAGCCTGGATAACTGGGGAGAATATTTAGTTGGAGTGTCGCCAGATGACGGTAAATTATATGAATGGCAGCTAAATGTCAGCACTTTACCAGCTCCTGTAATAGCAAACGCGCCCACAAACTGTAAAGCTTTAGTGGTTTCTGAGGAAAGATTTTTATTTGCAGTTGGGTCTAACGGAAACCCACGTAAAATTAGTTGGTGTGACCAAGAAAATAATACGCTGTGGTCGCCTGCTGGCACAAACCAAGCAGGCTCGCAGTTATTACAGACTGATGGAAAGCTGCTAACTGGAATACGTGTTTCAAATGGCACGTTATTTCTTACAGACACAGACGCGCATTTAGCTTTATATACTGGCCCTCCCTTTGTGTTTCGATTTGATAGAGTTGGTTCCGGGTGTGGTTTGGCAGCGGCTGGCGCAATTGCTCAAATAGACATTGGAGCTGTCTGGATGGGCCGCGACGGATTTTGGACATATAACGGATCTGTACAATCTTTAGAATGTCCAGTGGCAGAGTATATATACGGAGCAATTAACCGTGGCCAGATGGCAAAAATTAATGCTCACCACAATGCAGAGTTTGGAGAGGTGTGGTGGTTCTATCCATCAGATTCATCGAGTGAGAACGACAGATACGCAATGTGGAGTTACCGGTCAAACACCTGGGCGACTGGCAATTTAGCGAGAACCGCTGCAACTGATACAGGTGTGTTTACGTTACCTATAATGGTGTCTCCAACGTCATATGTGTACGAGCACGAGGTTGGCATAGATTACGATAGCGCAGAAGTATTTGCCGAAACTGGACCTATTGAGGTAGGTAACGGTGATAACTTAGCAGTAATAACCAGGCTAATACCTGACGAGAAAACATTAGGTGACGTTACAGTTAAATTTAAAAGTAGATTATATCCCACAGCTACTGAAACAACTCACGGTCCCTTCACTATGAGCAACCCCACCGCTGTTAGGTTTACAGGTCGCCAAGTAAAAATGCGAGTGATAGGTGGGGCAAGCGATTGGCAAGTTGGAACTATGCGAGTTGAGGCTTCACAAGGCAGTAAACGATGAGTGGTAGAGGATTTCCACAAGTTGGCCCAGATTTAGCGGTCTGGGCTAGGCAACTTACAGCATTTCTCGGTAGGCATATTGGTTTAAAATTTAAAATTGCTGGAGAGACTTCAAATGAAAATGGTGTTTTACTTTGGGATGATGTCTATCAATACCCAATAATCAGTAGAAATGCGGAATGGCGGCAACTTGTTTTGGAGGGCGGCCACGCTAATTTATTTAAAACGTCAGACGTTACAGCGGCTGTAATTAATACAGCTTACAAAATAACTTACGACACACCTTCTGGTAATAGTAAAATTAGTTTAGGTAGCCCAACCACTCGCATTGTATTTGAGGAAGCTGGCGAATATATTGTGACATTTTCTGCACAACTTTTTTCGTCATCCGCCAGCACAGTTAACTTTACTTTTTGGCCAAGTATAAACGGAACTGCTATTGCAAATTCTGCTATTAAATCTGCTTTACATCAAAACAATGCTACTTTGGCAATTTCAAGGTCTCAAATATTTACTGTTACAGCGGCTCAATATTTAGAAATAAACTATTCTTTTGACAGCACTTCAGCTTCACTTAATCACTCTGCCGCGTCTGGTAGTATTCCAGCAATCCCGGCTACAACTTTAAATATATCTAGGATTCACGGATGAGTAATGTAATACATCTTATAACAGAACCCGTGTATAAGTTGTTTCCAGTGCCAAAAGCTTACTTGGATGACGTTATTGAGGTCGCAATGCCCTTACTCGATAGAGCTAGACAGAAAGTGTCACCGGAAACAGATTACAGCCAGATAGAAAATGATTTGAGGTCTGGCGATAACATGCTATGGATTGTGTGTGAAAAAGAAAGTGACGGCAATAATATCGTAGCGGCTCTTTCCACAACTATTGTTGAAAATAAAGTACGCAAGACTTTTAGAATTGATTACATGGGTGGATCTAAAATGGATCAGTGGATGTGGAAGGTGTTACAGAAGTTTGAATTTCTGGCAAAAGAAGCAGAATGTTCAGCTATTGTTGCCGATGCTCGAACCGGGTGGAATAAGTTTTGCAAAGTAACTGAATTTGTGCCAAAATACACGAGATATGAAATGGAGTTAAAATAATGGGAAAGTCAACCACAACTACAGAAAGTAAAATGCCAGAATGGCAAGAAAAATATATTAGAAATAATATATTGCCCAGGGCAGAAGAAATAGCAGATACTCCCTTTGCTGAATATACTGGAGATCGTGTTGCTGGCTTTACTGATTTAATGAATAAAGCAAAAGGCACGTTAGATGCTTCCGATTTTGGAAATGCTTCTATTAATGAAGCCAAGGGAGTGTTTTCTGATTTAGCTGCGATGACTCCAGAAGATTACGCCGCAATGACACGCAAGAACTACAACCCATATCAAACTGACGTAATCGATGCGTCGCTCGACGTAGCATCTCGCGGTCGAGCTAAAAATCAAATTGCAGATATGGCTAGAATATCTAAAGCTGGCGCGTTTGGCGGAGATCGCAGGGATGTATACCAAGCTGAAAGTGATGCCGTTTACGATTTAGGTACAAACCAGATGGTGGCCAATCTAATGAGGCAAGGTTACAGCGAAGCTCAAGCCAATACTATGGCACAATTGCAAGCTAAATCTGGAGCTGCTGGTAATTTAGTTGGTGCTACTAATGATGAAATTAAAAACATGCTTGCCGGGGTTGGTTCTCAAATGACTACTGGCGGATTAGAAATGGGCTTAAATCAGGCTGGGTTAGATGCTCAATATGCAGAATTTATGAGAGAGCAACAAGATCCACTAATGAAATTGCAAGCGTTATTGGCTGGAGCTTCTGGTGTGCCTGGGGGG